ATCTTTTCTTTACACCTTACAATTAACGGCCAGTAAATTGCCTTGAGAGCTTTTCCAGATGTTATACTGCCAACCATTGTTTCAAGGGTTATATTCGGCATATCCACTTGCTCATAAGCTGTTGTCTTGATTCTGTCAAGGCTTGTCTTTAAAGCATCTGAATACCCCATTGAGCTTTCCAACATTCCAACATTGGGAACAGGCTTATCAAGGTTCTGGTCTGATTGTAAATCCCAAAAACTACCAGCACTGGAGCTAAGATTTTTTGTACTCCTTGAATCCATGTCAATTGTATATCTTGTGGGGTTCATTGTTTTTCTTTCAGCATCAATATCCCCATTTGACATTTTGGAATACCACTTCTCATAGTCCTCAAGGATTTCTATTTCAGACTCACCCTTATCATCACCTGTTAATCCGTCATTTGTAAAGATTGCAACTGGAATTCTATCCAGAAGGATTTCCTGCCTCGTAGTAACTTCCTCAATTACTCTTCCAGCCCCATCATACAAAACCTCTTCAAGAAAAACCTTATCATTTTCCACAACATACTTTTTCTTGAATATCCTTTTATCACTAAGTCTTTTTGAATCCCTTACAATCATAAAACAAACAAACTTTACAATTTTACTCTTATTGCCAATTTGTGTTTCATAAAGGAATTGTGTACTAGGGAGGAATGTAATTGTAACACCATCCTCCTCATTGAAATTAACAAGGCCTGCAACACGCTTACCAATAAAACAATCTTTTGCTGCTTTAATAAGAATCTGCTCAAACTCATTTCCATCAAAAATACTCTTAAGCAAATCATTATAAGTAGTAAGCATGTTTTTAGCTTCTTCCGTAATCTTACCTACATCCCCTTTGGCATTGATTGTTATATCCGGACTTTCTGCAAATAAAAACCTTGCTTCTTTATTGATCAAACTTGCAGCCATTTTATATTTCAAATTAGCAGGAACATAATCCCCATTTGAACCTTCAACCGGAAAGGTTTTACCCTTGTAGTAAATTTTGTAAAACCTACAAATTTGGGTAAATTCCTCAAGAACATCATGGGAGCCAAATTCAACCTCTTGATTTATCAATGCATAAGGGATTTTATTAAAGGCAGTAAGAACTTCTGTGCTGTTCTCCATTTCAATAACTTTTGATTCCTCACTTGCCATAAAATTATACCCTCTTTAAATATCCACTCCAAACAAAACCTGTATATTTAACACCATCCACATTTACTACAACATAAAACCATTTATCATTATTATGCAGGGAATAATAACCATAACATTTAAGGGTTGAACCCTTTGGAATTACACAAAGAACCTTTTTATTTGTCCCTGCACCAGTCCTAATATTCTGGTTAACATCTGTCTTATATGTTCCGGCATATTTCTTATTAAAACACCTTGCATAATCAACAGCTTTAACCTCACCAGATTTTTTAACCTGAGAACTATTTGACTTTTTTGTAACTCCAAGAATTTCATTCACCCTTGCCTGTACAGCTTTAGCATCATATCCGTATTTTGTTAATTGTCTGGTTCTGTAATTCTCAGGATTATTATCATTCCCCCAAGTTCCTGCAATTACTTCATGGGCTACCTCATCAATAGATTTACCAGATTTCTGTTCCACATTTGATACCGCATTATCTGTATATTTTGGAACAATAAAACCTCTGATATATTTACCATTGATGGACATTGTTCTTTTCTTTACAGCCCCGTTGTAATTACCTTCAACAACAACGAAATATCCAGCATTGGAATTTACTTCAACAACAGTACCAACATGATCAGGCCAATTTGTGTTATCACCTTTCCCAGAATCATCCCAATCATAAATAACGGCATCTGCTGGGGATGGAATGTAACTATCATTCTCCTGCCAACACCCCATTCTTTTAGCTGCTTCCACAAGATAACCAACAGAAATTTCAATTGGCATGATTCTTGTATAACCAAGGTATATTGCAATTGCAGACCAAGTACATGCACACCAGGCCCATCCATATTGCATCCTTACACCTCTAGGAAAACTTCCAGAATAAGAATTATAAATATCAACGATGAATTTATAACTACCATCTGATTCTTTTCTGCCAATCCAGCTATTTACCAGATTAACAACTTTCTGCCTCGAATAATTCATAACGTTGTTTTCCTTTTTATTTGTGTTAGCATCATACCAAATATCAATATCAACATCACCAGATATGCCGGAAATTCTCCCCTTACTTCCTGTCTGTTGGAAGTTACATTTATAGTCAGGACCTCCGGTATAATCTGCAAGCCAAAATATATGTTGATCAATCAGCTCTTTGGAATACATGTTGTTATAGTAATCAATGTTACTATAAATACCTGTAAAATATCCGGCATCATGCACCTCATCAAGAAAGGCCTTTGTAAATGCAATACATTCTTTTCTACCAAGACCTCTTCCTCTGGCTTTTGCTTTCTTTACAGTATCATACTCAAAATCTGAAAAGATAATTGTTGTTTTTGGAAGGCCTGCTTTTTCAACATTCCGAATACAGCTCCTTGCTTCTGCCCTTGCCTCATCCTCTGAAATACAATACAGAAAATGATAAACACCAGGAATGGGGATTTTATTTTCCTTGCATCCCTTGACATATTCAAAGAACCTATCATCAACCTGTTGTTTATAACCTTCCCTTAAGATTGCAAAATCCACACCATCAGATTTTACTTTCTTAAAATTAATTCCACCCTGCCATTCAGAAACATCAATACCATTTCTATTCATAAGGGTTTTCCTCTTCCACATAAGTATTTGTTGCATCTGTCAAACCTTCCCCAATTACATAACCGATGACTGTAGCCCCAGCCATAATAATTGCGGATACCTGTTCTGCAACAGTTTTATCCTTTCCAAATGCAATAAGCAAAAGGGAAACAAATGCTGCAACACTTAACCAAAACTTCCTACTTGTTAATTTCCTTTTCCAATTAATATTCATAACAGTTATCCCCTTCTGGAATTAAATTCCTTTTCCTTCAAATCTGCAACTGTAACAGTATCCAATGCATACCAAATGGCTGAAAACGTATGAGGGTCAATGTTAAACTGATCATAGACAACATTCCCTTTTGCATCCTTTTTATAAGTCAGCCATTTTAATTCCCTGATTGTATTTGTACAGGTCTGGACAACAAATATCTTTTTAAATCGTTTTATCTTCCTTGTGTTTGACAACCTAGAACCTGCAAATTTATTTCTACATGCCCTTATAGGAAATCCACATTGACGATAATATGCTATTGCTTTGGGGTCTTCATTATCTGCCACGATTATTTTATTATATCCTTGTTCCCTGTAATTATTTATTCTCTTTTTTAAATCCTGCATTTCTTCAAGATTTGCAAATTCAGGGTCAGTCATGTGGTTATAATAAATCTCATCCCAAATATACAGATAACCTTTCTTTGAATCAATGGACATACACACAACAGCGTTATAACTTTCCTCAAAACCGAAGTCAAATCCAAAATACATATTTTCAACACCAAGTCTTTTAATAGTATTCCAGAAAACACCTTCCCGAGCAATAACTCTGAGTTGGGGTAATACCCTTGTACCTTGAGGACCAAATTGCCCCCACCTTGCAACAACATATAGATAATAATCATAATGTTTTAATTCATCCAGTCTTTTAAGATAAGCCCTTGGTAACCATGGATTATCTGTTGGGATACTGTGATGATAATAAACATCATTCTTGATAACTACCTTTTGATCATAAAGAATTTCTGGATTGAGGATAACCTTTTCCTTACCATGTTCATCCAGACTTACAAAGAATCTTCTGTACACCCAATTATCAAAACTAACAGGATTACAGCTTAAGATAAAATGCATTGAAACATTTGGCGTTCTTATTCTTCCAAGGATTTCCTTATAACCATCATATTTGATTTCTGAACATTCCTCAAACCAAACGATTGAAACACCATTGATTGATTTTACCTTTTCTGGTTTATCCATTCCCTTAAAAATGATTTCTGACCCATTCGGAAATTTAAACCTTAATGGTGACTTACTTGCCAATACTTTATTTCTTCTTCGTTTGAATTCGTGATGGTCCTCAGTCAACAGTTTTAAATCATCAAGGATTTCTTTGATCAAATCATAACAGCTATCAAGGATCGTATCAAATACCTCCCTGACAACAAGACATTTCCTTTTTTCTTCCAACAGTTTGAAAATTATCTTCAAAGCTACATGGTAACTTTTTCCTGAACCATATCCACCAATTGCTAAGTAAGTTTCATATTTCCAGTCAAAAAGAAATTCATCAAACGTTGGTCCAATCTTTTTACTTATCTTCCTAACCCTGTTATTTTTAACCATCATTTCATTCCTCAAAATCATCTGGCCAGTAATCTAACTCAGCTTGAGATTTTTTATTATTTTTACTTTCCTTCTTCCTTTTTGCCTTC